AAAAATTCCACGTAACTCTCACCATATTGTACTTCTATTATGTATTGTATTCATATGTTCTCTCATTACTATACATATTCTAGGTACAAACAAAGAAGGATTTAAATTATCACGAGATTGTTTGAATTTATTTAAAAAAACAAAAGGTCAGTATGATAAATTACTAAATAAAGTAAAAGGTGATTATGAGGCGAGACAAAATGCTATCGCTCCTAAAGAACTTGAATTAAAAACAAAAGAAGCCGATTTACAATCGAGAGAAACTGAAATAAATAATGGAAGGGCACCTTACGTAGAAGAGAGACTAGAACAAGTAGAAGACGATTTGCGAGCTGCAAATAAAAATCTAAAAGAAGCACAAACCGCCAGGGATTCCGCCGATAACAAAAAAAATGACATAACCAGTGAGGCGTATGCATTTAAAAATGATATTAATAAATACGGAAAAAACGCAATAGATACTACAGTAAAAAATGCAACTACAAATATTAGTCGATTTAGTAGTAGTATGAATAGTCTAGAAAATCGCTTGAATAAAAGTATTGATGCACATACTTCAGCGATTGAAGATATACGTTCTACATTGCTTTCTAAAGCATAAATAATACTAGATACTTGAATTTTACATGTATTTAGGACAAGTAAAAACACACATTCGTACTCTTTAATTGTTTATATATCTACAGTATAGAGTTAGTAGTATACCAATGAAATTAAATAGGATAATACCGTACACGCATGATTGTATGTTGATCATATGTATTTTAATAATTACATTATTCATATATCTCTCTTTCTCTCGAGTTGAGACATTTGCAAAAGGCAGTAATGTTAATAAAATAGTTGCAAAACGTGAAAAACTGGTTGAAGAAGGCGAAGAGGCATTAAAAGAAAAAGAAATTAACTATGAAGAAAGGCTTGCTACACTTGATCAAAAAGAATCTTCCTATCAATCAAAAGAAAATGTATTAGATGCAAAAAATGAAAATAATCAAAGAATTTCAAAAGAACAAGCAGATGTCACTAGTGATTTAGCAGCAAGTGAAATGAATGAAGTTCAACTTCGTCAAACGGTGCAATCATATAAACAAAAAATATATGAGTTGAATAAAGATAATAAAAATTTAAAACAAGAATCGGCCAATAAAAAAAAAACTTATACTGAAAACATTAATAATATACTTAATCCCCTTCAAAAACAAATCGAATTTGGACAATCCACAGTAAGAGATACCGTTAAATCTATACAGCTACAAAATGAAAATATAAAAGCAGAAGTAAAGAATTGGAAGGGGATTAGTAACAATTTAGTGGAGGTGATTGACAGTGCCAAAACTAAATTTTCATAAATTAAACTACGTTTTTTAGGAAATATTGATAATTGAGTTCTCTCTTTGTTCGATGTGGAGTATTAGTCTTCAAAATCTAAAATCTGTACTGAAAATCAATAATTTATTTATAATATCTCCACTAATCTGATATTAATAATAATAATATGGCGGCGAATATTGGATATCACCCTGACCGTTCTGTTGTCAGTGAAGAAAGCTTAGCAGATTTTATTCGTTCGGATATTACGGGTAATCTGTTAGAGGTACCTGGTATTGGAGCAGTTGCACAGAGGCGACTTAGAACTGAACACGGAATAACAACAACATACCAACTGATAGCAAAGTATCTTTCATTCAAAGATGATACAACCGCTAATATAGAACACGCGGACAGATTTTATCACTGGATTTGCACCACTGGCGTGCATAATATGAGACGTGCAGGTGTGGTGCGTTGCATTGCATCCAAGACAAATGCTACATTTCCAAATATTTATAGCGACAATGGCTATGAAGAAAATAGATAAAAGTAATATATACTCTAGTTAGGATTAGACAGACAGACAAATCACAAAAAATACATTTTATAAAGTAATTTAAGAAAGAACCTTTTTTTCTGTATATATCCTTGTATCAAGTATTATTCATATACTGTAAAAATAATATGAAAAATAAGTCTTTATTGTACGAGGATATATATTCTAACAATTCTTCTTTCGACGGGGTACCGACAAATATGTTGTGTCCGAGAACACACGTCAGAAACCCTCGTACTAAACGTTGTAATAAAATATGTAAACGAGGATTTCAAAGAAATTCAAAGTTCAAATGTAGAAAAATGAAAAAAAAAGATAATACTGCTACACCTTTTTTAGAAGACATTTATCCAAAGACTTCATATGAAAAATATAAAAAAGTATGTCCTTATACACACGAGAGAAACCATTACACTAGACGTTGTAATAAAAAATGTAAACAGGGGTTTCAAAGGAATTCAATATTCAAATGTAGAAAAAAGAAAAAAGGTCATACTATTACACCTATCACACGATATGGTTCCTGGTAGTTATGATGACACGTATTTTTTAACTTTGAACAATTCTTCTTAATAGTAGAGATAATAAACGGAATATTATTTAATTCTTATTGAAATTCTGTTTTAAAATAAAAAACTATCAAAACACACATACACATTTATTTACAGAAACTTGATAAATACTGTAGATAAAACAAAAACACACAATGACTACAGAAACTTGATAACACTGTAAATGATATTGATAATGAAATATAAACATATTTTATTAATATTATATAATCACACACATAATGGACCAGATTACATTGAAAAATAAGCGTATTTATGACTTCTATAAGAATCATTCATCTATTTCATTCGAGACAATGAATCTATTGGTTATTGATTTATTAGAAAAACTTATGCAAAATAGTCAACCTACATTAGATCAAACTCTAGCCAGTTCTATTTTGGAAGAGATGACCAGAGTAAAACAGCAATTGGCAAGAACCGAGACACAGATGAATCAACAATTATTGTCAAAAATGGTGGAAATGAAGAAAGATTATATGAATGACCTACAATTAGTGATGAATAGTAATAATACAGATAAAATAGCACCGATTGTACAAAAGTACAACGAATCATTACAAGACAAAATCAAAATTCTTATACACGAATTATTACCCAAAACACAAGAAGGTATCTCAAAAGAAATAACTAGTTCTCTCAAAGAATTGCACAGTAATATTCAGCGCGAGACAAATGGATTAGCAAATACCGCAATCACTAAGAAAACATTAGAGGAGTTTGTCTCATCTATTGATAATAAATTCGCCAAGTCTCTCGTCAGTTCACAAACTTTCTTGAATACCATGATTTCTTCTACAGAACAACGTATCACAACGAAAGTAGGAGAAGGACAACAAAAAGTCAATGATATGGAATCTGAAATCAAATTATCGCAAATTCAACAAAAGGTATTACAGGATAATATCAATGATTTATTAAGAAAATTTGAGAATTCATCTTCAAAAGGGAGAATATCTGAAAACGTTTTGGAACATGTACTACATAACTTGTATCCTACTGCACAAATCGATTCTGTTGCAACGACAAAAGAAACTGGTGATATTATGTTATTGAGAAATGGTAAACCCACTATTCTATTTGAAAATAAAAACTATGACAAGAATGTTATACAGGAAGAAGTAAAAAAGTTTTTGAGAGATATTGAAGTGCAAAATTGTTGTGGCATTATGTGTGCACAACACTATGGAATCGCTAATAAAGATAACTTCCAAATCGATGTACATAATGGCAACATTTTAGTTTATCTGCACGCAGTAGAATATAATCCTGACAAATTGAAAATAGCAGTGGATATTATTGATCACTTCAAGTCCACGATGGAAGATTTGGAATGTGGCGAAGATGTTATACAGTTTGAAAAAGATACATTAGACACTATCAATAAAGAATATCAACTGTTTATTAGTAATAAAGCGAATCAGGTCAAAACTGTAAAAGAATATACGAACAAGATATTGTCTCAAATCGATGAACAGAAACTTCCACAATTGGAACATTTATTATCAAAATATTTTGCTAGTTCAACTTCTAAAGAAAATATATGCGACTACTGTAATTATTCAGCGAAAAACCCACGTGCATTAATGGCTCATCAACGAGGGTGTGTAGAGAAAAAGAAAATAATGAATGTCGAAATAAAAATTCCAAGACTCTCGTAAAAAACCATTCGTTTTCAAAATCATATCTTATCTTTTACAGTAGATTATTCTACGAAAATATGGGTTGTCATTCACAAAGGGAACAAGAGCGAAATTATTCATTATATACCATTACCATTCTCCTTTTTGGGTACACTGCCTCATCCACCTCTCATCTTCTTTCTTTTAGATTTGGATTTGGATTTGGATTTGGATTTAACATTGTTTTCAGAAATTATCATTTTCTGTGTTCTTTTTTTGCTTTTTTTGTAACGTACTTTTTTTGAGAGACCAAGTGTATAAAGTATTTTATCAAACATATGTTTACGGTATACATGGTAAACATATATTTATTCATTATCTGTCTTATATTGTAAGAAGATATCATCCACATCCAAATCCAACTTTTTTAATGGTCTAAAAGGGTAATATTCTATTTCGTAATGTATTTCTAAATTCATTAGTTTTTTCCAATCATATTCTATATTCAAATCCAATAATTTAAGAGTATTAATCAGTTTACTAGTAAATAATTTCTGTTCCGTATTACGATATGTATATTTATCTGAAAGCATATTATCTTTTAAACGTCTTTGGATAATATTCTGCCATTCGAATTCTTTTCCTAAATAATAATAAGTATATCCAGAATTAGAATTATTACTGACATATTCGAGCGAAATATTATGTAATGGTTCTCCAAAAGTCATTTCATTTATAATAGATGTACGACTTAATTGTAAATCATCCACTTCAAACACACTATGAATCCCGTCGGAAAAAGAGGTTCCTCCTTCTGCGCCTATTCGTTTAGAATCTTCTGTACTATATACCTTTCTCACTTTTATCGATTTTGCCTGTAACGTAACAAATATATTTTTCAGTTCTTGTAATTTTGAATCAATGTATCGAATTGTAAAATTGTCTGATGGAATAAACAATTTCTCTTTCGGCAACATTATGTACAGTGTACGTGGTAACGTAGGGCCTTCTATATTGTATGGCAGTGTGTCTACTTCAGAAAAACGTTCAATGATCAATTGACCAGGAAATTGTGATTTTCGGTAGCAAATCATATCTTTACGACTCCAAAAACATTTTTTGTAATCTTCATCTCTCAATAACAATAAAAACCGTAAACGACAATTGCGTTTAGATGATACACTTAGGTTACGGAAAAAGGCCTCTATCATTTCGTTCATATTAGTGTTATTTTTGATTTTTTTATTATTAGCTTTTGATAAATCTTTATTGCTTTGATTACACACTTCTGATGCATTTACTTGAAAACAATTAAACATTCTATTGTAGGATTTTATTATATGAATTGTTTATATAATATCCAATTGCTTTATTTACTGTAAAAACATGTCTATTACTAAATTCCTGGCATATACGTTTTCATATATCGTGAATATTACTTTATTGGTTTACATTCTAGATGTGCCATTATTAATTTCTGGAAACGAGCGTTTAGTGAGAGAATATTATGAAGTAAACTTTATACAGTCTTTCATTATGGATTTCTTTCTAATTGCAATATATTTGTTTGTAGCAGAGTCTATCGTTAAACGTTATAATATAAAACAGTTTATATGGAAATTATTAACGGTTTTACTAGTTACGATTACCATATCTGGAGGATTTTATTTATACTTTATTAATCGCCCGATGACTTCTCTCTTTTTCAGTCGTTGGTTTCACAAAATAAAATGGAGAGCAGTTGCATACGATTGTGTACTTATATGTTGTAACTATGTACTGTATACAATTTTATTACGAGGTGAGGGAGTGACTATATATAATTGACCCAATGCCAGAAAATATTAATAGACTTCCTAATAATTGTGTCCAATGTAGATTATCTTTGAAAATGAGAATACCAACTAATAAAAGTAACAACATCTCCCAACCTGCCATTAATATACGGATCATTCCCAAAGCATTTTGAGACGAGATTGAATATATCCAGAATACATTACCAATAAAGAAAAAGCCACCCGCAAGAAAAGGAAACCCACTACGAATACTATTTGTAAAAAATTGTTTTGTTGAGATAGGATCGTATATAGATAATGACATTAGTAATATACAACCTAATACACCCATAATCATACTAAAACACGCAGTTGCATAAAGACTTGATAAATTGTTTGTTATCATACTTGTCTCAAATGACTTCCGTAAACAAATTTGCCCACATACAAAAAATAATGTACCAATAAATACTGACCATATCCATAAATTCGCCATTTAATACTGCTGTCTGTATATAATAATGAGTTAGTTATTTATTCATTCATTGTTAATATTACCGCCCCTTAATCTCAAAACAAGATGAAGAGTTGACTCTTTTTGTATATTATAATCTGACAGTGTTCTGCTGTCCTCTAATTGTTTTCCAGCAAAAATTAATCGCTGTTGATCGGGTGGAATTCCTTCTTTATCTTGTATTTTCAGTTTTACATTATCGATTGTATCACTAACTTCTACTTCAAGGGTGATCGTTTTTCCTGTAAGAGTTTTTACAAAGATTTGCATAAAGAAACCTAAAACTGTAAACAATTATATGATTTACCTATATTTTGTTTTAAATGAGCCAACCACCCTTTATTAATATAGAATCAGACAAATAGTGATTAAAGCCTGTAAAGATACAATTCCCTTGAGAATATTAGTTGCTGGATAGATATCTCCATAACCTAATAAACACGCATTATTAATGGAAAAATACAAACTGTCAAAGTATTTTTGTGAAATAGACGGTCGTTTGATCTTCTGTTCGTCATTTTTCACTACTTGTCTCACATTCTCTGTTAGTTTTTGTGTATCTTTATCAGTAGAAAATGATTCTGTTCCATTTTCTATTTCAGTTTTCACTAAATTATCTTTGATTTTATCTTGTACAGGGTTTATTCCATGAAAATGACTAGAATTAAGAAAACTGTACATAACACTAAAGACAACAATAAAAGTAAAAAAATAAGTGATTTTTATATTAAATTTTAAAAAATTACGTTTGTCTGTGTAAATATGTCTCATTATTTACTATAGGAAGGAAATAATAATGTATAAAATATGTGATTACATTACTAATTATAAGAAGGTCAGATTTGATAACAGAATGTACATTATATGGATACCACAACGTAAAGAATATGAGACATTCAGAGATCAATTGTGGTATTCTGCACACGACTACAAGGAATTTATAAGAGTCTATAAATTAGAAATGACCGTGAAATCATAAAAACTGATAAAATATATTCTTTATACATCTTCTTCACTATTTATCTCGACACCATCAATCCATCTTTCGGCTCTACCAGTCCGTACAAGGGCTTTTACTTTGAGAGAATTCTTATACCAATCTTTCAAATAGTCCAATCTTATTAACAAGTATTCATTACTTGGTGATAAGTAGTCGCTTGTGTTTTGCGGGAATCGCTTCGAATGTACCACAAATCCTATTTTGATTGAGTCATCTTCTTTGATACGGAAATAGTTTTCGATCGTTTTCGCTGAAACACTCAATGTCTCATCTACTAATCGTTTCACAACATAGTGCTCATCCAAACCATCATTTTCTGGTTCTAAATAAGGACCGACTACACTCCTATCTACCACATAGTATACTTGTAAACCACGAAGAACAGCTGGCAATAACTCTTTATCAAACTCAGGTGCAAGTCTTACAGAACCACATAAGTTCATCATAATACTACTACGGCTACTACGGGGTCGTCTCTCTTGTACGGGTTCGGGTACTATCAGTGGTGAAATAGGTGCTCTTGGTGGTGCTATATGATAATGTGTTGATGGAATAATCAAAGATGCCTCTGACGAAGAAGATAACCTTGTCTCATCTGAATCTGAATGGGTTTCTTCTCTTGACCGTTTCATTGTATCGAATATATATATATATATATATATATATGTATGTACTATAAACTGTACACGATAAAATCCTTTATCAATATTTCCTCTAGAGAGAATCGTCCTATTTTTAAGAAACGAGATATAAGTACTATAAACTGTACACGATAAAATCCTTTATCAATATTTCCTCTAGAGAGAATCGTCCTATTTTTAAGAAACGAGATATAAGTACTATAAACTGTACATGATAAAATCCTTTATCAAT